ATTACAGGATATGTTGCAGTATAGAATGTCTCTGCATCTTCTACGAATGCAAACTCATCAAGATACAACATGTTAATTGACATACCACGAATCGAACTTGATGATGTAGCGGCCGCCACAAGTTTACTATCATTACCAAACTCTATATTACCTTTGTTAAGTATCTTAACACCAGGTTGTAAGAAGAATGGAACGGTTTCCAACATGGTTACGATACGAGATACCATCTCTCTAGCAATCGCACCTTTGTTCGCCAGAATCGCAACGGTGACTTCTGGTGTGAATAATAGATACCATAGTAGATATGCACAAGATGTGATTGATTTACCTGACTGACGAGCAGCTAAAACAACACTAAACCTATTATCGTTAAAGTGATTGATTAGATTCTCTTGATATCCACGAAGATTGAAAGGCACAAGTCCTTCATCAAGAGATATAATTTGAGTATATCTTTCTATAAAATGTGTAGGGTCTTCGGAACATTTTTGATATTCCGCAATTTCTTCCTGAGTATATTTTGTTTCTACACCTGCTCTTTTAATCAGGTTATTACCAAGATATCCTTCGTTTTTAGGTTGAACCATTAGTCTTTATTTTTTTTAAGAAACTTCTGCAACTCTGATGTTGAACCGACATACAAATGATTATGTTGAGTGCCTACTTTCTGTTCTTCATCTTCTAGTTTTTTCAATTTTTGTTGTAGATCGATAAGTTTCTCTGCTGTTTCTCCTACAGTTTTAATTAATTGACCTGCAACTTCGTAAGCTCTAGGGTGTTCTGTTTCTTTAGATAGTTGTAGTATGCCATCAATAGCATCTTGACCTCTCTCTACTAAACCATATAGATTTTCTCTTGCATATCTATAATCAGTTTCAATATTCTCAGACCTTTCAGGCAGTTTTACTACTTGTGTTTTTTCTTTTATATCTGATTCGATATTTAGAATATCATCTAATTTTTGATCTATTTCTTTTGCCATAATTAACTTGCATCTTCGGTCTGATTCTCACTAAATGTATCATCAGCACCATCATCATAAAATGTCACATTCTCTGCAACAACAAATGTATCTGTTGGGTCAACAGAACCTACAAATTTTAATGTAGTGTTTGCAGGTATTGTTATTGCACCACTTACAACAATAGACTTCTTATCATTTGCGATAGATGAAACAGTCGGATTAGTTGTTAAGTTTGTTCCGAATACTTCATTGCCTACTGCTATCTTAGTATTTATTGCAGTATCAAAAGTAACCGTGGTATTACTAGACACTGCATTTGCAACTTCACCGAATGCAGGTTCATAGTGTTTAACTTCTTTGACTAGACCTGCACTATCGATTTGTGTTGTAGTAAATCCTGTGTCTGTTGTAAATTCACCACTTGGTATGTAAGTTCTTTCAATAACATTTTTAATCATTCTACCTGTGTAGATAGGTCCGAAGAAGTATGTTTTCATTTGAAAATCAAGAGTGTATTCTATAATTCTTCTATCTTCGAAACTACCCTCATACTCATCTGAAAAAGATACACCATTCAAAACTACTGGCACATCTCTATTGTCAGGTATACCATCAACCATTTTCATTGTGACTGTGTATTCTGGTTGAAAGTATGGTATAATCTGTTCTACTATCTGTAATGCTTCGTTCATATTCTTTGCAAGAATAGATAGTGTAAAGTTTAAATTGTATGGTGCAGGTGCGTATTGAAATCCTCTTTTACCATCTGCTTCATATTGATTCTTGATTGATCTGATTAATTTATTCTGTTGTCTCTGTGCATCATATTCAAAACCTGTAAGTTCAAATGCCATACGAGGTAATGTAATCGCACTTCTATTTCTATCTGATAGATTTGGTTCTTCTGCAAGTCTATCTAAAAATTTTTGTTTAGGACCATAAGATATAGGAACTCTAAACTGAGACAATACAGTGCCATCAGATTTTACTTTCTTTACATCTACATTATTAAACAATGTGCCAAAAACAGATACACATCTTTTAATTGTTTCGTTATAAAAATAGGTACCAAACATTATGGTTCTCCGAACGGATTGGTTTCAGATAGATCAAGATAATTTGAATCTTGGTCTTCGAAGTCTTTATTTTGTGCAGCTGCATCGTTACTAAACACCATTCTATCGTCTATAGAATTAATGGTATATTGTGCAGTTGATGTAGCACCTATCAATACATCTGTAGTTGCAAGTGTTGTTGTGACATCTTTGATTGTTAGTTTACTTGTGATATTATTCCATGCTACTACTTCACCAACTACAGTGCCACCTTTTGTTATGTTTTCATTTACTACAAAGTCTTTATTATTACCACTAGCCATAGTCATAACAGTTGTGTATGCTTGTTCGTCTTCGATAATATCGATATCGCCAATGCCTGTATCAAAATCTTCTTGACTGTATTCAAACAGTTCACATGTCATCTTAAATACAAATAATTTACCGACTTGATAGAATGGGTCTTCGTGTTCTACAAACTTAATTTCGAACATAGAACCTGATAACGGGAAGTATATGAGATCACCCTCGTTAGGTCTAAATGATGTTGCAAGATTTGAATCTAATGATACGAATCTTTCCCATGTTCTTAGAGAAATAATAAATGTTGCTTGGTCTCTGATTTGAACACCAAACTTAGACATGAGATCACCCTCACCCTCGAAACCATCGGTGTTCTCGATATACATTTCAACTTGATAAGAATCACCAAATTTAGATTGCACATCTTCATTTAAAATCGAATCTTCTTCGATTACTTCTCTTGGCAGATAAAAGACATTATGCCCATACATGCGTAGGGATTCAACAACTAAATCTTCGTATAAGTGTTGTTCTGTCTGGACTGCATGATTAAAAAATACATTTGTTGGCATATCACTATCCTATCATGTCCATAGGTAACATGTCATGATTGAGTCTTGCTTCTTCTTCTAGTCTTGTTATTTCTTCTTGCGCTTCTGTTTTTAATTGTTGACCATCAAGTGTCACACCACCAGGTAATGCGATACCTTGAAACTTAGATAAGTTTTCTCCCCACTGATATTTGACTTTTGCAGTTGCATATTTTTTTAACCACATATCATTGTAGATATCTGTGAAGTCTGTCGGGTCAAGCTTTCTATAACACTCTATAATTATAAACTCATTGCTGTTTATCATATCTACATCCATATCTAAGTATAATCTATTTTGATGTTGATTAAATCTGATAGGTTGTCGACCAACTAAAATGTTATCTAGTAATCTTATATGTTGTTGCACCATTTCGTAATATAATACATTCGTTGCAGTTAAATCATATAAGTCATTGAGTCTCAATTGATACCTTAAATCAAACATATTCAAGTTATGTTTATCATTAAAAGGAAAGATATTCATAACTGCCATTACAAAATCAGGTAATACTACATAATTTTGTTGTTGTTTAAAAGTTTCATCATTGTATGCATGAGTTCCTGCTGAAGATTCAGTGAAGTCTTCGTTTGACTTCATACCTGTTATTTTTGTATCTGTAATCTTGTGTTTAAGATACATCTTCATAGAACCCTCATAATGATACTGATGAAAGTATTGTAGTGATTCGTCTATTCTATCATCAAGTTGGTCATCATCGACATTGATTTCTAGAACGGGTGCACCGAGAGCTCTCTTAATATACTCTTTTAATGTTGCTTTGCTATTTGGTGATGCCATAGTAATATTCCTGTCTAATATTACTATTTATGTGAATTCTATTCTTGAAAATAAGTTCTTTGTTGAAGTCTATCTATTTTCTCATCTATCTTATCTATAGAGTCCATGAGTCTTTCGAAAGTCGCTTCCATACTTTCTCTGGTTACATAATCTTTGGCTATCTCTTCTCTAGTTTTATTGATGAGTATATCAAGTCTTTTTTGTTCTCCTAATATAGAACGAACAAGGAAACCTAATGGTAACACAAAGATTGTAAGAATTATGTTCCAAAGAACTTCGGGATTTACTGTAATGTCCATAGAACTATTTAGTAAATCATGTCGCCGTTTTCGTCTATCTCAAAGTCTAAATCAGGATTTTTTATGTTTTCTCTAGCGACTCCGCCAGATACATCAAAGTTAAAAGATATACTATATCTATCTTTGTCTGTCAAATTAGGTTCAACCATATGCATGAGACCACTAGGAAATAGATATAGATCACCAGTTTTAGGTGCGATTGGCATTGACTCCCATATTCTCTGTTGAGATGCAGGAAAGTTTGAAACTATTTTATGGTCTGTATCTATAGCTCTAAAATCACCCTCGTCACCGTCAGCATGAATAAAGAATACACCTGAATAAAAACAACCATTATGCAAGTGTGGTGCGTTCCAAGCGCCTGGATAATTAATATTTGCCCACGAGTTATGCAACTCTACATTTGATGTATTCTTTTCTATACCGAGAAAGGGACAAAGTTCGTCTCTAAATTCTCTTTTGATTTGTCTCAACGCACGAATAAAAACAGGATTTCTATCAACACCATCTACTGATTGCCAACCATTTCTATTTGATATGTTTCTACCTGTTGGGTCTCTTCTTCTCATTGCATCGATTTCATCTTTCAATGCGACCATATACTCTGGTGTAATCTCTGAGTTTATATCTTTAGTAAGATATTGTTTTATGAGAACATATGCTGGAAATACTAATCTAATCATTATCTTTACCTTTATGAAAAGGACACTCTGGTGGTGGTTCTTCTTCACCGTAAAACTGACCTTTCTCTTTCCAGTATCCTTCTATTCGATAAGGTCCCATTTTACCGCCCTCTTTCATCTCATCGTATTTAGTTCTACCTTGTTCATCCATTGTTGGCATCTCATCATGTGCAGTATATTTACTTCTATTGTCGTGCCATGTTTTAGCATCTTTCAATTGATATGTTGCGACCCATTCTTCCCTTTTGAACGGTATTATTTGAACTAATGGTGTGCCTGCTAAAATTGTAAACGAGTGGTCTACTTTAGGATAAAATATTATTTGTGAGTTATCATAATTAGTGTTGAATGTATCTGTATCTATTATGCCATGCCATGTCGAAAAGAATTTGTTTTGGTGTAGAAATGGGTCTACATAGAAACAAGAATATCCTGGTGGTGTCTTGATATTCCATGCACTTCTCATTTTAAAGGCATCTCTTACTGGATTATCACCACCTAGATATTCAAATGCATTGTCCATCTGTTCTGATGGATGTGACGGTGAATTGTAGTTTCCTTTTTTCGTATCACCTGTTATATAATTTGTGCTGTTTTCAGATTCGTGGTCAGCACCGACTAAGACTCTCATGTCTCTATTACTGACAATATACCAACCCGATTTTGTCCAATCATGCATCGCTGGACAAGCACGAATTGTTTGAACAAATTTTCCTCTGATAGCTTGATTGACTTTCATTTTTTTCCACCAATCAGGCAACAAGTTCTTTGCAAGAACTGGTTTGAAATCTTTTAAACTGTCTTCGTTAAAAGTTGTAAAGTCTATCGTTGGCATTATAAAATTCTTCTTTGTCTACGAGTTCGACCTCGTCACCTCTCAATACTATTGATTTTCTATCTGCATATCTGGCTCTTTCATTTGGTGCATCTGCGCCGTGTGGTATTCTTCCGTCAAACATCAACAATCTATTAGGCAAAAATTCTACTTCACCTATCTGATGATTTTTTATATGTTCATCTCTACCATCAAGACCTTGTTGTGGTTCATCATAAAATCTTAATGTGCCACCCCAACTAGGATTCCAGAATGTATTATAGTAATATAAAAAGGATAGATTGTAATCATCTCTTTCATCACAATCACTATGTGTTGTGCCATGTTGACCATGTGTTTGAGAATTTGTCCCCATATACTGAAATCTAGTCCATTTAAAACCAAAGTCTGTCATGATTTTTCTATTAAACCATTTAGGGAGATATGTGTATTGTATAGGTGTATCTGGTACCATATTACCATCTTTATTACTTCTAAAAAAACTTGTTCCCCAAAACTGATGGTGAGGCAATCCTGTTGCACTTTTACCTCTCACTGAATTTGTTTTCGACCAAGTAGGTTGATTAGATAATTTTTGATCTAAAAAACGATGTAAAGATTGTTCTAGATAATCATCTAAGACATATACTTTATCTAAAGGTAGTTTATCAATATGAAAAGGTTTGTCAACCTTTACTATCTCTAAAGATTTCATTAATCAATGAATGCTTGTTGAGGTGTTGGTATTTGACTACAGTAATGTTCAAAGTCTTTTAAAACATCTTCTCTAGTAGAATTAACTTCGTTAGCAACATTCACATAAACATTCCAAACTGCATCATAATATTCTAACACTCTTCTTGCATCCGATCTTAAAGGATGATTTGACCCCTCTCTACTAGATGCTAATACATCTAACATATCAGTAAAACCATAAGACTCACATTGTTGATAAACATAGTCTTTACACATGTTATTCAAATTTTGTGAATATTGATTGTTTAGATTTACATTATCTGGTGGTGCAGAATTATCGATGTATGTTTCTATCGCATCTATTTCTGTTTCGTTTAGATTTATTTTTGTCTGGTCATCAAAGCACTTGTTGTCTTCCCATTTGACAATTTTTACTTCTATGTCGTCATAGACTACTACATCATACTCGAAACCTAAATCAGGTTTGTCAGTATTATTAAACGAGTATTCTAGTCCGTTCGGTTTTCTAATAGTTAGATTGCCGTTTTCATCGTATATAAACATATTCATAATAACTCCATTATAACTTAATTGTTGTGTTTATTCAATAGTCTTTCGTAAATATTTAGGTGTTGTATTTCAGATGTATCCATCTCTTCAATCCAAGGTCCGCCTCTCGTATAATGTATAGCCAAAGGTCGCCATACTTTATCTGTGTATGCATGACCCTCAGTATAAACAAACCATTCTGGTATTTCAGATATTGCATCTGTCCATTCGAATTGATGTAAATATTTACCTGTTTGAGTATTCACTACTTCTGGTGTGAGTTTTTTGCAGTCTTCATGACCATTATTAAATATCATAAGTGAAGACCAAAGTTTCTTCGGATAAGAAACATTCTTTTCACCGTTAAATTTTGTTTCTGCATACTTGTCAAAATCATATTGTATACATGCAACTGCATCATCAGGATTTAAAAAGTAAAACATAGGTAAGATACTTTTTTCAAAAAGTATATCATCATCTAAAAAGATACTAAATCCTTCATAGTTCTCTAGATATGGTATTAGAAATCTACTGTATGTAAATTCAGTAGATTGATTTGCATAGTCTCTATCATATTCTGGTATTTTTGAGATGTCAAGAAACTTAATCTCTGGTCGCCATTTTGACATAGAACCATTGATATCACCGCCACCAAAACCAAAATTTATACCATGTGCAAGACATTTCTTACACAATTCTGCAAGATCACTATGTCTAGAATCGTAACCGATGTAAATGTTTAATGGTTTACCTTTACATAGTTTAGAAACTTTTCTATTAAACTCATATACATTTTGTCTAAACTGTGTTTGAACAGATGCTTCACAAGATATTTCTATGTAACCATCGTGATAATTAAAGGATATATTTTTATGACCTTTCTTAGTAAATTCATTTTCTCTAACATCTTCTATAAGTTGTTCTATTGTATACTCTGAACCAGGTAACACATCATGTTTATCCCATATCCACATAGATAATGTAGGGTCATCTAGTATTTCGAAGACACCCGATCTTACAGAACCAGGGTGTATCGCAAGTCTATATTTGTTATCATGTCCTTCGTTTATACAACCTTGAATAGGATTCCACAATCCTTCTTTTCTTATACTGTCTATTAACCAATGTGCTTTTGCAGAATGATAGTAAGACGAATTTAGGGCATCTATCTTTACGCCCTCATATTCATAATCTACTTGACTAAAATCACAATGACTACCTATCTGTTCGTATACATCATTTACATTTTTAAAATCCATGCCTGATTTTCCAGGTTCAGGACTCTCAGGTTTTTCTGTATAACCATGTGGCAGAAAGTATTGATATGTGAATGATTGAGATTGTAATTGATTCCATGGATGAAGTTTGTCATCTTTTATGAGTTGTGCAATTTCACCCCATGTTGTTTTTTTAAGTGTGATACCTAAATGATTGATTAACCATTTAAGAGACTTGTAAGTCTCATGGTCTTCGTATGGTGCAGTTAGTTCAAACCCACCTAAATGATAATACTCATTCTTGGCAGGCAAATCTCCTGAAAAATGTTGTTTAGTTTCTTCTAAAGTTTTTGGTTTCATAATATAATCTCATAATATTTATCCAGTTATAGGAGTGCCTGGCCACTGGTTGCTCAAATCACCATCCCACCTGATTACAGGCGTTCTGCCTTGCCTTGCGTATGTAGACGGACTTCTATGTTGATAGATAAGTGGTGTTCGACCTTGTCTAGCATATGTAGATGGACTTCTGTGATTGTAAGTCAACGGTGATCTATGTTGATAAGTCAACGGTGACCTGTGTTGATATGTGCCTGGTTGTCTTGCATCTCTAATATTAGGTTCTTGTTGTGATGATGCAACTTGATAGATTAGTGGTTGTCTTGCATCTCTAATATTAGGTTCTTGATTATTTCTAATAAACGGATTTTGTCTATTTGCAATGACAGGTTGTTGTTGGTCACGAATATTAGGTTCTTGTGCATTAGAAGCCACTTGATATATCAGTGGTTGTCTAGAGTCCCTAATGTTAGGTTCTTGTGCATTTCTTATAAATGGATTCTGCCTATTTGCAATAACAGGTTGTTGCTGGTCACGAATATTAGGTTGTTGACCATTAGATGCAACTTGATATATTAAAGGTTGTCTTGCATCACGAATATTAGGTTCTTGCTGGTCTCTAATAACAGGTTGTTGATTATTTCTGATATTTGGCTCTTGAGCATTCCTAATATTTGGTTCTTGTTGTGAAGATGCAACTTGATAAATCAGTGGTTGTCTCGCATCTCTAATATTAGGTTCCTGTTGGTCTCTAATCACAGGTTGTTGATTATTTCTAATAAACGGATTCTGTCTGTTTCTAATGTTAGGTTCTTGACCATTAGATGCAACTTGATATATAAGAGGCTGTCTAGCATCTCTAATGTTAGGTTCTTGTTGGTCTCTAATTACAGGCTGTTGATTGTTTCTAATATTAGGTTCTTGTGCGTTTCTAATATTTGGTTCTTGTTGAGACGATGCGACCTGATAAATTAGTGGTTGCCTTGCATCACGGATATTCGGTTCTTGTTGGTCTCTAATTACAGGTTGTTGATTATTTCTAATGTTTGGTTCTTGTGCATTTCTAATATTAGGTTCTTGCTGTGAAGATGCAACTTGATATATTAAGGGTTGTCTTGCATCACGAATGTTTGGTTCTTGTTGAGACGATGCAACTTGATAAATCAATGGCTGTCTAGCATCTCTGATATTTGGCTCTTGTTGGTCCCTAATTACAGGTTGTTGATTATTTCTAATGTTTGGTTCTTGAGCAGACCTAATGTTAGGTTCTTGTTGAGACCTAGGGTCTTGATATATGAACGGTGACCTGTGTTGATATGTAAATGGATTTTGATATATAACAGGATTTCTATATGTAAACGGCGACCTATGTTGATAGGTAAATGGCAACTGATATCCTACTGGATTTCTATATGTAAACGGCGACCTATGTTGATATGTAAACGGTAACTGATACCCTACAGGATTTCTATATGTAAATGGTGACCTGTGTTGATAGGTAAATGGTAACTGATATGCTACAGGATTTCTATATGTAAACGGCGATCTATGATTATAAGTTGAAGGACTTCTATGATTATATGTAAATGGCGCCCTATGATTGTAGGTGAATGGCGATCTGTGATTATAAGTCGAAGGACTTCTATGATTATAAGTCGATGGCTGCTGAAGAATAACAGGTGCTCTAGCACTTGCCTGAAAACTATATATCGATGGTACTCTTGGCATAATTTATCCTATGGTTTAATCCCTGGTCCTGCTTCTTGGAAGTTATGCACTAACATACCATTCGCAAAGAAATTATGATTCTCTTCTATACCAGATAAATTGTGAACAGTCATCTCTTGATTCTCATCTATAGAAACTACTTCTAGTCCAACTTTATCTTTTCTATCAAACATGATAGCGTCTGTCATCGAGAATAAATTATCCCCGACTTTGATTTCATGGGAGTTTACACCCTGCATCCAATCGTGTTCTCTATTACATTTCTCTACATCAAATGCACCCCACTCACCATTTGCAAGCATTATTGGGTGACTATCTGTGACTTGTAATATTCTTCCGTCTGATAACTCTACATCATATATATTGTCTGGTCTAGGTTGCATGATGAGAGATATTGGTTTTGGTTCTAATAGTTTTGTATTCTCGTTCCAAGTCATTACAATTTGACCTAACATACAATGTTCTATTGGTGCATGACTGCCATCTGCAAGCCATATCATTGTTCCTGGAGCGAAGCAACCTGGACCACCACTTGGGCCACCTGGTAAGTTAACTGGTGTTTGAAGATTACCAGTTGTAGGGAAAGTATATGGTTGTTGAGAGTTAACATTTGATTGTGCGTTTCTAATATTAGGTTCTTGTGCGTTTCTAATATTTGGTTCTCGTGCATTTGCAATATTTGGTTGTTGACCATTCTTAATAGTAGGTTGCTGATTATTCTTAATAGTAGGTTGCTGTGCAGATACAGGATTCTGATACGCTCTCGGTGACCTAGCATCTCTAATATTAGGTTGTTGTGCATTACTAGGATTCTGATATGCTCTAGGTGACCTAGCATCTCTGATATTAGGTTCTTGTGCAGATACAGGATTCTGATATGCTCTCGGTGACCTAGCATCTCTGATATTCGGTTCTTGTGCAGATACAGGCACACGATATCCTGCTGGTTGTCTTGCATCTCTGATATTCGGTTCTTGTGCCGATGAAGCTACCTGATATATCAACGGACTTCTATGTTGATAAGTCAACGGCGACCTATGTTGATACTCAGAAGGACTTCTATGTTGATAAGTTGTCGGTGACCTATGATTGTAAGTAAACGGTGCCTGATAACTTCTAGGGTCTTGATATATCAACGGACTTCTATGATTGTAAGTAAACGGTGCCTGATAACTTCTAGGGTCTTGATATATCAAAGGACTTCTGTGTTGATATGTAAACGGACTTCTATGCTGATATGTCGAAGGACTTCTATGATTATAAGTCAACGGTGATCTATGTTGATATGTAAACGGCGCTTGATAACTTCTTGGGTCTTGGTATATCAACGGACTTCTATGTTGATAAGTAAACGGCGACCTATGTTGATACTCAGAAGGACTTCTGTGATTGTAAGTCAACGGTGACCTGTGTTGATATGTGAACGGACTCTGTTTACTTCTAGGGTCTTGGTATATAAACGGTGACCTGTGTTGATATGTATCAGGACTTCTATGTTGATATGTTGAAGGACTTCTGTGATTGTAAGTTGTCGGTGACCTGTGTTGATATGTAAACGGTGCCTGATAACTTCTAGGGTCTTGATAAATTAAAGGACTTCTATGTTGATACTCAAACGGACTTCTATGCTGATACTCAGACGGACTTCTGTGATTATAAGTTAGAGGTGATCTATGCTGATAAGTAAATGGCGTTTGATAACTTCTAGGGTCTTGATATATAAACGGACTACGATGTTGATATATTATAGGATTCCTATGTTGATATGTATCAGGACTTCTATGTTGATATGTAAACGGACTACGATGTTGATATGTAAACGGAGTCTGATATGATCTTGGGTCTTGATATATAAACGGCGACCTATGTTGATATATTATAGGATTCCTGTGTTGATATGTGTCAGGACTTCTATGTTGATATGTCGAAGGACTTCTATGATTATAAGTAAACGGCGCTTGATAACTTCTAGGGTCTTGGTATATCAACGGACTTCTATGTTGATAAGTAAACGGCGTCTGATTATCTCTTATATTTGGTTCTTGTTGTGACCTAATATTTGGTTCTTGTTGGTCTCTTATAACAGGTTCTTGTGCATTTGCAATATAAGGATATGGTTGTTGTTTGTTTCTGATTACAGGATTCTGTGCATTTGCAATATAAGGATATGGTTGTTGAACACTTTGTTGTCCTGAAGCATTGTTCCAACCTGTTGGCGTTTTTATAAAGATTTGGTCTACATCTTTCCAAGTTCCTGATGCAGTCTTAACCCATGCCCCTCTGGTGGCATTCCAACCTGTTGGTGTTTTTACTTTCTGCGAACCTGTTGCCATATTATATCCTGTCTACTCTATGAGTAAAGTATCCATAAATCTCCAACCTGGCCATCACTACCTTGTGGTGATGAAGTTGATTGATATATGTTTCTCGCAACACCACCACTATTATTTGCGTATGATGTTGTTATTTGTGAGGCTCTAAAGTTTGCCTCTGAAAGTGTTAAGTTACCAGTAGAAGCACCAGTAAAGGAACCAGTTCCTACTGTCACTCTATCTGCACTTTCATCCCAACCAATAAAGACATTGTCGGAACTTCCTCTTTCAAGAACAAGACCCATATCATTGCCTGGTGAACCTGTTGTTCCGTTTCCTAATTCTATTAATCTATCTTCTATGACTGTATTTGTTGATGATGCAGTTGTTGTTGCACCGTTTACAGTCAAGTCTCCTGTGATTGTTAAATCATTTGTGACTGTTAAATCATTTCCTATTGTGACATCATCTGGTAAAGATATTGTGACACCTGCTGACTCTGAACCAGAACCTGATACTGTAATTTCATTTGAGGTACCTGATACAGTTGCAACATAGTTTCCTGTTGTATCTGTTCCAAGTGCGACTGAGTTAGCGGCAATTGTTGTTGCGATTGATACATTACCTTTTGCAGTCTGTGTGACTGAACCTGTGACATCACCTGTTAGTGCGAAGTCTGAGTCTGCAACTACGAAATCTAAATTACCATCTGTATCATCGTATGATACTGAGATACCTGTTTCGGTACCATCTAACATACCACCAACTATGTCTTCTACATTTTCTGTAGATAGTTGAGTGTTGTTTGTTGATATAGAACCACCAAGTGATACTGCTGTGCCATCGATTGTTATTGAACTATTTGATAGTAATGAGTTACCAATAGAACCTGCAAGTTTACCAGCAGCTATTGAACCTGCCAACATGGCATTTGTGACACCACCTGCTTTAACTTGTAATTGATCTGAGTCTGTTTCTATTGAACTATCATCTACACCAACTGCAAGAGATACGGAACCACCTAGTGATACTGAACCACCACCTGATAAACCGTCACCTGCTGTGACTGTGACTGCACTGTTAGCGAGCTTGCCATTTGCTATAGAACCTGCTAACATAGCGTTTGTGACACCTGATGCCTTGATTCTTAATGCATCACTATTTGTTTCTATAGAACTGTCATCTACGCCTACTGCAAGAACACCATTTGTTGCAGATAAACCATCACCTGCAATTGCAGTCACTACATCTGCGACTGCCTCTTTCTTAGAACTGTTATCGCCTGCATCTATAATAGCAATACTATCATTTGCAACATCTACGGCGGCTGCTGTTAGTTCGTTTAAATCTAATGCAAGTGATACTGCACCTGATGTGCCACCACCTGATAGACCGTTTCCTGCTGTGACTCCTGTGATGTCTGCTGTATTTGAGTTTGCGATAGTTAAAGAATTACCAGCATCATCATATGTTAATGTGATTCCTGTTCCTGCTGTTAGTAATGCATTTACTCTGTCATCTACTCTTTCGTTTGTGTGATATAAATTAGATGAACCCTCTCCAACACTATCTGTATTAAGAGTTAAAGAACCACCTAATGAAACTGAACTACTGTTTAATGTGATTGCAGAGTTGGCTAATTCTGCGTTTGCAACACCACCATCTTTGATTGTGACTGCACCACTTGATACTGCAAAGTTATCTGAACTAAATGATGCGACACCTTTGTTAGATGTAGTTGCATCTTCGGCTGAATATGTGACTGTGCCTGAACTTTCTGCAACATCGATTCCTTCTCCTGCACTAAATGTTATAGTGCCACCTAATGCAGTTGCAGTTGAATTACTGCCATCTGTGACTGTGATTGATGAGTTTGTAAGTTTAGAGTTTGCAATCGAACCTGCTAACATAGCATTTGTTATACCAGCAGCTTTGACTTGAACTGTATCGGAATCTATTTCTAATGAACTATCGTCTACATTTACATTTAATGTAGCATCACCTGAGAGTGCGCCACCTGTTAAACCAGAACCTGCAACTACACTTGATATATCACCTGAACCAGTTCCGAAACCTGCATCGTTATTAAATGAAGATAATGGTATCTCTGATATTAATTTTCTTCTGTCTGCACCGTTATCTAATATGATAAGTTCATCTTCTGTATTATCAACATCAGCAGTCATATCTGTCAATTCTGATAGATCAACTGCAAGTGATACTGCACCCGATGTGCCACCACCTGATAGACCGACACCTGCTGTGACACTTTCTATATCACCTGCATCGTTAGTGAATGATATTACACCTGTTGATGAGTTATATGATAAATCACCACTAGCACTAATGGCCGATCTTGCTCTCGCATTTGTAAAGTATTGATTAGATGAACCCTCTCCGATATCATCTGTATCGAGTGTTGCAGAACCACCTAGTGATACTGAATTTGAATTTATGGTTACTGCACTATTGGCTAATTTACTGTTTGCGATTGAACCTGCCAACATGGCATTTGTGACACCACTTGCTTTTACTCTAACTGTATCAGAATCTATTTCTAATGAACTATCATCTACTTGAACATTAAGTGTGACATCTCCTGATGTGCCACCACCTGTCAAACCAGAACCAGCGACTACGCTTGTTATGTCTGCACTATTTGTATTTGCAATAGTTAGAGAATTACCAGCGTCATCATATGTTAATGATATGCCTGTTCCTGCTGTTAATAAGCTATTAACTCTATCATCTACTCTTTCATTTGTAAAGTATAGATTTGTTGAACCCTCTGTGATTTCGTCTGTATTATCTTTCGTTGCAATCTGAGCGGCAACAAATGCTTTTACTGATTGTTGTGAAGGAACATGAGTTGCACTATCTGATGCCATGTTATCTTCATCTTTGATTGCGTTTGCAATTCTGGCATCTGCTCTTGCGTTTGTAAAGTAAAGATTACTCGATCCTTCTGAAACTGTATCTGTATTGCCTTGTGTATAAGTTATTGCACCTGTTGAACTATTATATGCCAGTGAACCACTTGCTGAAATACTCGATCTTGCTCTTGCAGTTGTAAAGTAAAGATTAGATGAACCCTCTGTTAGACCATCTGTATTCTCAGCTAGATTTATAAATGTAGAACCATCATTTGTAAATTGCCATTTGTCATTACTCTCGTCATATTGGAACTTAACATTTGTAGATGTTCCTCTTTCGACTTCTATACCAGCGTCTTGTGATGGTGTGCCTGACTCGTTATTGTTTAAAACTATTAAATTGTCATCAACTGTTAATGTTTCTGTGTTGATTGTTGTGGTTGTGCCATTGACTGTTAAATTACCATTGAATATTGCATTGTCGCTAAATGTTTTAGCACCTGCAATAGTTTGTGTTCCAGAAGTTCTGACTACTGTTGAGTCTACTGCTATGTCATTTGCGTTTGCAGTAATACCATCACCGCCTACAACATCGAGTGTTGCAGAACTACCTAGTGATATAGCACCACCTCCAGTCAGACCTGCGCCTGCTGTGACTGTTGTTGATGAATTTGAAAGTTTACTATTTGCAATAGAACCCGCTAACATTGCATTCGTAATACCAGACGCTTTGACTCTCAGTGAATCTGAGTCTATTTCTATGGAACTATCATCTACACCAACAGATAAAACACCACTTGAATGTGCAAGACCGTTTCCTGCAACTGAACTATCAAGTGTAAGTGTGACATCTCCTGATGTGCCACCACCTGTTAAACCATCTCCTGCGACAACTGATGTTATGTCACCAACTTGTCCGTTTATTGTTAGTGTGCCAGCAGAATCATCGTATGATAATGTGATTCCTGTTCCTGCTGTTAGTAAGGTATTAACTTGGTCGTCTATTTTTTCTAGAGCGGCCGTTCCGAATGAAGCTGCTGTCAAATCACCAGAGCTATCAATTACTTCGGTTGAACCTATTGATAGACCATTTTTGATTCTAAAATTTTGAGCTGCCATTTGTGTCCTTATTTATATAAAATGTTATAACACCTTTATTTATGAAAATAACTGTTTTTAAAAAAAGAAAAGGGGGAGAAATCCCCCTTTTATGTTAAGCGTCTACTAAAGTTCTGTCGAACTTGATTACTGTTGAATCTGAACTCGCTGGAGTGCATAGTAATCTTACATTTGAACCGCTAATGTCAGCGCTAAATGTAGCCAAAGTTGCATCTGATAGTGTGCCATATTCTGTAATATCGACATTAGTACCATCGTGTGCCATCATTATTTCAGTTGAATGAAAATTACTTCCCTTAGACATCGCAACAATATATCTAGCTGCTCTAAAATCTGCTTTTGCAAAGGTATCTAAACTAAACTGAGTAGTAGCAGTCTTTGTCACTGCATCTCGTTTTTTGTTTTTATCACCTACAGATTTAGTAGTAGATATAATATCGTTTGTCGAATCGTATTCGATATGTCGGATAAGTTCAGCTAATTTAAAAGATTTTGTTACTGCCATTTCTTACCCCCTATGAATGTCTAATTTGAAAAGTATCTATTGTAGTATTCGTATTTGCAGGTGTGACAAGTAATCTCATATTACCTGAATCTATATCTGCACTCAGTGAAAACAACGATGCGTTTGAAAAAACATCGCCATACTGAACGAAAAATGCATTAGAACCATCATTTATTAATAAAACTTCAGCTGCATGTGTGCCTGCTGAGGCGTGTGTTGCGTTAATTATATATTTAATCGCTTTGTTAGTCACTGCATTAGATGATAATACCTGATTAGCAGATGTTGTAGAAAATGAAGTCGCAGTAAAAAATCCTGCAACTAAATCAGCAGCTGTAACTGCAACTACTTCTAGAACATCACCAGATATCGCATTCTGAGCCAATGTGATAGTGTTTGCGTTTGTGGCCGTATAATCGGTACCAGCATCTACTAATTTTACACCATTTAAGAACACTTGTTCCGAACCGACTGTGTAAGACAATGATTGATTATCATCATCGTTACCTGTTATAACTGTCGTATTCGATGTTATAGTATATTTAAAAATAGATAATGTTGCACTGCCACCACCTCCACCGCTTTCTGCTTGGAATGTGAGCGTGCCTGAACCGTCAGTCTTTAAGACATGACCACTAGAACCATCACTAGTTGGAAAAGAGTATGCGCCATTTATAGTTAATGTAGAAGGATTACTTCCGACTTCAACAATAGATGCTGAGCCGTCATTTTTCTCTGTGTAAACACGACCATGATAGGTGTTTACTGCAAGTTCTCCTAAACTTAAATCAGAAGTTGTTGGAACATCATTCTGTGTAGAACTTCTTTTTAGTTGTATAACTGTTGGCATTTTACCCTCCTATAGACTAATTAAAATGTACCACCGTCTATAGCAGTGATTGATACTGCGCCACTTGATACTGTAAAGTTCGCACTTGCAAATGAAGCGATACCTTTATTAGAGGTTGTCGCATCTTCACCAGCGATTGTAATACTTCCAGCACCGTTTGTCACATCTAGTCCTTCGCCAGCAGTGATAGTTCCTAATTGCATATCTCCATTTGAGGTATGACCCATTAGAATCTGACCATTTGTTGGAGCAGAACCGTCATATGATGTAATTGAACCTGATAATGCAAGTCCTGTAGCAGCTATGCCACCGAACGCAACATCACCAGCACTTCCTGAAAATACTTCACTTGTATTTGTAGCGTCTGTTATAAATGTAAATTTACTGGTTGAGTCATCGAAACCGAAGAAACCAACTTTAGCAGCTGAACCGTTATGATATCTAAACTCAATACCTCTGTCTTTGTTGTCGTCAGAACCTGGAGCAGAATCACCACCCAATGTAAATACGGGGTCGTCTACTGTTGTAGTTGTTGAATTAACAGTTGTTGTAGTACCGTTTACTGTTAAACTTCCTGTCACTGTTAGGTTGTTACCTACAGTCACATTGTTTGGTAAACCTACTGTAAGTGTTTGACCACTTGCAGAAGTTTCGATTTCATTCGCTGTACCAGCGATTGTTAATGATTGTGAGTCTAAATCTACTGCACCTGTTCCTGAATCACCAGCAAAGTCTACATCTTGTGCTGTTAATTGTGAATCTACATATGCCTTTACAGATTGTTGTGAAGGAACTTTGACTGCTGAATCAGAAGCCATGTTATCTTCATCAACAAAAAAGTCAATGTTAGATAGTTGAACTGCGTTAGCAGATATTGTCAATGCACCGTTAGTTGCTAATGTAGCATCTCCTGATACTGAAACATTATCGAATGAATCTGAACCATCGTGAACAAGAATTTGTCCTGATGATGCAGAAGATATGTTTGTATCAGATGCACCTGCGATTGAACTCGTTGTAGATACAAAAGATAATACTCCTGAACCGTTAGTTCCTAGAACCTGACCGTTTGAGCCATCTGCTGTTGGTAGGGTTAATGTAAAGTTTGACCCTATTGTATCGGGTGCTTTTAGACCAATGAAGTTTGAACCATTGTCGGTATCTTCCATAATCTTTAAAGTACCACCTGATGACGACCCATTACCAACTTTGAAATCAGCTGGAGTTGCAGTTGCACCATCTACGATATCGGTGTAAAATTTACCACCAACTTCATGAATAGCTGCGTTTCCGCCTGAGTCTACAGATTCTATGAATAACTTAGCAGAAGCACCATCACCCGATCTATCCTGCACATACGCTAATTCGCCCTCAGCAAGATCACTTACCGCTGGCGCACTCGCTCCTGTGCTTCGTTTGATTTGAATTACTGTTGCCATTTCTTTCTCCTAAGAAAATAGTTTTTTAAAATTTTTAATTTCTCTTCACTATCGAGAACATAATATAACAATCCACTCACTATGTGGGTCGTGTCTCATTGGATGACACCTTGATATGTTGTAAGGTTATTTATATTAGGAGAAAGTTCCGCCGTCAATTACAGTTGCAGTTTCCCATTTATCAGTAGATTGATTGTATTGTAAGAAACCTTTATCTGTTTCAGCTGCATTTACATCACCAAGTTCTTGAATAGACTTTGTGGTTAATGTGACACTAGAGGCACCGATAGTCACTTGTTTTGCTCTAACATTCGGGTTTGCAATTATTCTTGCCTTTATATCTGCCATTATCTTGTGACTCCTGGTGTGACTGTTGCTTGGCCTTCTATAACTCTGGTTTTTTCACCAGCACCACTTGTTATCATTAGATCGTAAACATATCTTCCTGATTCAATACCTGCTGTTGTTGCATCTGGTAAAGACATTGTAACCTGACCACCTGCACCATTTTGAGAAGTAGTAAATGTTGCAGTTGCTGAAGATGAACTATAAGTCTTTCTGATCTGAGCAGATATTGTGTAACCTGTTAAATCAAGTGCATTACCTAGGGCATTTTGAACATCTACAGTCATTGTAAAGTCTGTTCCTTGATCTATGAATATGTTGTTTATTATAGCCATAAAACTATTTATATATTTTAATCACTAAATTGTGCAGTAGGCACAGATTGATGTATTTTTTCAACAGTAGAATTATCTTTTTTATGAAATACCTTTTCTACTTTTAACACGCCAGCAGGTGTTTTTTTGAATACACCCTTAACTTTTGCGACTTGTTGTATAGGTCTGTTTGTAATATAAGGTTGTTGATATATAAACGGACTTCTTCTATCATATGGTAATGTATATGGATTTTGATATGTAAAAGGTGTCTGAGTATTACCTATAGAAGGAGTTTGATTCGACACAGGCAATCTATAAATCGAAGGACTTCTATGTTGATATGTTGAAGGACTTCTATGTTGATAAGTTAGAGGTGATCTATGTTGATATTCAAACGGACTTCTATGATTATAAGTCAAAGGTGATCTATGTTGATATGTGCCTGGTTGTCTCGTTTCTCTTATAACTGGTGTTTGGTCAACTCTAGGTTGTTGTGCAATAAAAGGCGTTCTTCTGTCTCTGATAAAAGGATTCTGCACATTTAAAGCGAGTTGATAGGCACCTGGATTTCTTTGGTCTCTTATAAAAGGATTCTGTCTAGACGCTTGATGTTGATATGCTTGTTGTGTATCTCTTATATGTGGGACTCTGTAATCTTGGTTTGCAGTATTCTGATTATTTTGAATTGCAGGTTGTCGAGCAGTTGTCTGATATATTGACGGCGATCTATGTTGATATATAACAGGTTGTCTACCTTGGACATTGGTATTATTTTCTTGTGCATCTCTATTAGCAGGTTGTCTTGCGATAACTGGTGTTGTGAATGTATAAGGAACTCCCATATCTATTCTCCGCCTTCCTCATCATTCTGATTTGATTCTGCTTCAGCTACAGCTGAAAATACCACCAATAAATCACATTTGTGTTCAACATTACTGTCTAAGTCTTTTACAATAAATTCAATAATGGTCGATACTCCACCGAGTTCAGCATTACCCTCACTAGCAGTATCGGCTTCGGCCCTATAACCTATTGAAAGACCATGTGTGGCTAAATTAGCATATGAAGTTGTTATTCCAGTTGTGCCAGTCGGAGTGCCTAAAGAAAATTTAGCTGCAGTATGTTCTTCACTTGGATCACCACTTACATTTGTAGTTGTCCCATTAGTTGTTCTTGGCCAAGTTATAGGTGTGCATAAGTCGGAGCCACTTGTAGCAGATGCATCATTAAGTTCACTACCATTAGGAGTGTAATGTCGAAATGCACTATCCCATTGTGAAGTATTAAGACTGTAAGGAGAGGCTGTAGGATTTGGAAAATTAACTTTTACTTGAGCTCTATTTGCTCCTATATTTGTAAGTTTGAATAATTCAAAAAATGAACTAGTTCCTAAATTACTACTTGTATAACTAAATGAACTAGACGATGATGATGACATATTACCAACTCTAGAATTCTGTGGCAAGTGACCGCTTAAACCATTAACTGAACTAGCCTCTTTTACAAGAATTTGAACATCGTTAGTGTTTGTATATTGAACTACAAAATGAAAACCTACGCCTGCAACTGCGCTAACAGCATTTCCGCTTGTTGACTCATCGTAATCAATATCAGTCCCCAAAACACTTGAAGCTCCCTGTTGTCTGAAAGCAACACTATTTTGATCATTGGGTATGCCACTACCTGTGCCAAATCCTGTTATAAGTTCTGATGCTCTTGCAACAAATTCTGTTTGACCTACTGTAAGGAATCCTGTCGCAGGTTGTTGATGATTGTAAGGTGTCTGATAACCTTGTATAAAAGGTGAACGAAAACTAAAAATATACGGTGACTGTTTATTTCTAATAAACGGATTTTGTTTTTGAGAGGTCACTTGATATGTCGACTGAACAGTAGCAGTAGTCGGGTGTTGATATGTCTTAATAGCAGGACTTCTATGGTCATATGTGACTGGCCTTCTTGCTATAACAGGATAAGTATCTGGACTTCTGTGTTGATATGTAGATGGTACCTGATAATTTCTAGGTGATCTACTTATAGACGGCGATTGATGTTGATATGTGCTTGGTTGTCTATGTTGATAACTATTCTGATATATTGATGGCGTTCTATGTTGATAAGTTATTACCGTCTGATTATCTCTAATATTTGGTTCTTGTTGTGACCTAATATTTGGTTCTTGTGCATTTCTAATATTAGGTTCTTGTTGCGCCCTAATGTTTGGTGTTTGAGCATTTCTTATAAATGGAGTTTGAGCGCTTGCAGGAAGCTGATATGTTCCTGGAGTTCTATGTTGATATGTGCCTGGTTGTCTAGCGTTACCAGGAGTTCTCGCATCTCTCTGTGAGATGATTGGTTCTTGTGCGTTTACGGAAGCTCTGCCTATGTAAGGTTGTTGAAATGCTCCTAAACCGTGTTTGATAAAAATATCGTCTGACATATCATTATATTAAAAAGTATAGATGACCTACATCTTTGCCTGAACCACTTGGAAGACCACCACTTAAATCAGAATCAGATATAACTGAGTAATCTAATTGAACTTTGTTTGCATCTCCACCACTTGTTGGTATTGAAAGACCACCTAATGAACCTACTTCTAGTTCTACTGCTATTCTGCCATCTAAAGATGTGTCTGTGCTACCATCTGAGTTATCTGTATATGTTAATTTAATACCTTTACTTAATTCAGTATCGTTACCACCATCTGAGTTATCATCTAATTTGAATACATGTGCTACTCTGTCATCTGTAAAGTATTTATTGTCTTCCTCTGAGATAGAGTTTGTGCCTGTTGAGTTGTTTGCAACTTGTAAATCACCATTTGAATCAAATACTAATATCTGACCAGAGTTTGCACCTGACACTGAACCAACATCTGATAAATCTGCAATACTAGCAGCTGCTATTCTAGCATCTGCCCTTGCGTTTGTAAAGAAAAGATTTCCATTTTCTGCAAAATCAGCAGTATCTAAAGTTCTTGTTCCACCAAGTGAAACTGATGTGCCATTTATAGTAATAGAACTAGCTGATAATTTACTGTTTGTAATACCACCTGATAACATGCCATTTGTGATACCACCCGATTTTACTCTAAGTGTATCTGAGTCTATTTCTATAGAACTGTCATCTACATTTACTGCAAGTGATACATCTCCTGATGTGCCACCACCTGATAGACCATCACCAGCACTTACAGCTGTTATATCAGCAGTATTATCGTTATCGATAGTTATTGTGCCAGCACCATCATTATATGTGACAGTTATATTAGTTCCGCCTACTAAAGCGCCGTTGATTATATCTTCAACTTTTTCTTCTAAATTTGTATTAGCAAATACTGAACCGTTATACTCTAAAACATCACCGTTTGTTAGAGATGATGTTGTGACATTGTTTAAGTCACCAATGTTAGCAGCTGCTATTCTACCATCTGCTCTGCCGTCTGCCCTTGCGTTTGTAAAGTATAAATTAGAACCCTCTGTCAAGTCTCCTGTATCGTGATTTGAAATACT